ATGACGACCTCACTTTTTGCTCCAGTTGGTTTATGAAGTATAATGAGTTTGGTGACCGTGTCACCATGCCTTTAATAGGCAAGCTATTAATGAAAACTTTTATACCTATTAAACCCTTGCCTGATGGCAAGACAATGCTGGAACATTGTGTTGAAGTTGCTGTTGGACTTGGTTTTTATGACTGGGTACCAGTGTTGGGAGCCTTCCTCCAAGTGTTGAGGAAAGGAAAGAAAGTGAAACCCAAACACGAGGAGTACCAGTTTAGGATGAAACATGATATGATCGATGAGATAGATCACCAGGTGGTCGCAATTGAATTTGCGAAAAGGTATGGTTTTGATGGTAGCCAATTGCATGAGGCAATTTTGAGGCTCCAACTCCCTGAAGGTTTGGGAGTTGATATCAAACATCCCCTTTTGGATAGGATGGCCGAACGTGACGGCGTCTTGATCCCACCACTATAAGCCTTAACACTTTCGAGAGGTGTGTCAAACCTCGCTCCGTTAGCCGCGAAAAGGCCTACATCTCGATGCGAAACGAGTATAAATAACACAGGTGGTGATGTGCCTAATCATCCGAGCCCACTGTTCGGCTTTTGCATTGAAGGGTTAATCAATGGCATATAGAACGCTTTGGGCTGCGTGGTTAGAGATTTTAATTTCTACTGATCAGTGAACCAGACGGGAGTCAAAATAGACCAGATCAAATAGACCCTATATCAAAGATTATTGACGTACATATCTTTGATGAAATATTCAACACGTTCCTACACAACGACAAAGAGTAAGGCGGGCAGCTCAAAATGCCCCGAGATCGAGGCCTCAAGCCCCGAGACAAAATGCCAAAGCAGCTCAAGTGCAAGCCGAAAGATCGATATTCAAGAGAGTGATGGGTCAAATTCTCCGGCAAGGAGGATCCATCGCTGGTGGCGCTTTCGGTGGACCTGGAGGTTCTGCAATTGGTCGGGAAATCGGTGCTGGATTATCACGAATTTCCGGCTTCGGTGAATACAAAGTTAGTGAAAATACTATAGTGACGGATCAAGTCCCCCAATTTCGCAATGGTGGCAGATCTGTGAGAGTTTCACACCGGGACTATATCGGTGATGTAACTGGGTCAATTGGTTTTGCAATTAGATCCTATTTCATCAATCCTGGTCTTGTAGCTACCTTTCCCTGGCTAGGCTATGTTGCCGCTCAATACCAAGAATACCGTATCAGAGGTATTGTATTTGAGTTTAAGAGCACTTCTGCAACAGCTCTTAATAATGTTAATACTGCATTAGGTACGGTCATTATGGCCACACAGTATAATTCTGCCGCTCCAACTTTTCAAAACAAATTTGAAATGGAGAATTATGAATTTTCTTCTTCTTGCAAGCCATCAGATTCTATGATGCATCCTGTTGAATGCGCCCGTGGTGAAGCTCCTTTGGAGTGTCTCTACGTGAGAAGCAGTGCTCTTCAACCTAATCAAGATGAAAGATTTTATGATTTCGGCGAATTTCAGATAGCGACCGTTGGCATGCAAGCAGCCTCCGTGATCGGTGAGCTTTGGGTGACTTATGATATTGAGTTACTTAAGCCTCGATTGCCACCTGGAGGCTCCATTCCTGGACAGTTTACTCGCATAAACAACACCTTGTATGACCAGAACGCTACCTTAGGCATCACGCAAACAACTCCCAAGGGTAATCTTGGCATCACCATTACTGCTACGGGGGCGGGATTTGACACAATCCTGTTCCCTAGTGCTATCACCTCTGGTAAGTTCCAGGTTGTGATGGCATTTCGTGGTTCTGGTGCTGCTGCCAACTTTGCGACCCTTCCTACAACCACTCTGACGAACTGTACTTTAGTAGCAGATTGGTGTTCAGGTACTTCTAGTACCCTGGTTGCACCCTCAGGAG